ACATCCAGGCCGGCCTGCAGCCCCGCGAAATGTTCGTGAAGTCGTGGATCGAGGAAGAGCCCTCGGCCCGCTACCTGCTGCTGCAGTCGGCTCCGCTGCTGGTGCCCTACCGCACCAACGCCTCGCTGATCGCAACCGTCGCCTGATCGGAGCCCGCACCATGAAGTTCATCGCAAAGACCTCCATCGTGTCGGGCAAGGGAACCGTGCCCAGCGGCGCCGATTTCGATCCGGCTGATCACGAGATCAGCGACGACGAAGTTGAGGTGCTTATCGCGCGCGGCTTTGTCGTGCCCATCATCGCGTACCCTGTCGACGGTGACGGCGACCCCGGTGACGATGATCACGGTGACGGCGACCCCGCCAAGGTGCCCAAGTCCAAAGGCAAGGCCAAGCAGTGATCGAGACCGATGCCGACCTGGCTGCGTTTTTCAGCCCTGACGAGTTCGCCGACCTGGCGAGCATCGACGGGGTTGCGCAGCCAGTCAGCGGCATCGCATCGACGATGGCTGACCAGCAGCGTGCTGGTGCAACGAGCGGCAGCTCGATGGGCTCATGGCTCGTCGGAGCTGCCGACCTGAGCATCCAGCGCCTGCAGTTCACAACCGCATGGGCCCCCGCTGCAGCCGTTGAGGTTGAGGCGGGCATGACCATACAAACCGGCCGTTACGCCGGCACCTACCGCATCAAAGACATCCAGCGCGATGGCGAGATCGTCCGGCTGGTGCTGAGCGTCAAATGAGCTACCGAGCGCAAATCTCCGAAGCCCTGAAGGCCACGCTGGACGGCAAGACCGTCGCAGCCAGCAAGGTGTTCACCGCGCTGGATCGCCCCATGCAGGCCGGAGAATTGCCCGCCCTGATCATCTACACGATGGGCGCGCGGCGCGACCGCGAGAGCTATGGCAACTCCCTGATCCCTCGCATCGTCACGGTGCACATCGAGGGGGCAACACCATCCACGCCAGAAGCAGCGCAGGCTGCGGCCGAGGCATTTGCAGACCAGATCGAGGCCGCCGTTGAGGCGGATCCGACGCTGGGCCGAGTTGTTGACTGGTGCACCTGGCAGCAGACGCACACTGACGTGTCCTCGCATGGCTCAACGACGCTGGGCGTTGTGCTTCTGGAGTACGAGGTTCGGCTCTTCACGAACGAGCGCCCGCCCGAGTGGTTCGGCGTCGGCAACGACGGCTTCACCGCGACACCGATGACTGTCTCGACGTCCGGGCTGGCGCTGGGGCCCGGCTTCCCTACCCCCCTGTCACCCCCGGCAGACCTGGCCTGCGGCCCGAACGGATGCGACCTGCCGGCGTGGGGTGCTGAGGTGCCCCGGCCATGACAGCGCGAGGAGACTTCTTCCGCGAGGCCCAGGTGCCCGACATCGAGCGCCGCGTGGCCAGCATGGTCCGGCTCGGCGTCGTGTCGGAGTTGGACGCTACCAATGCGCGCGTGCGCGTCACGGCCGGCGACGTCACCACGGGCTGGCTGCCGTGGACCGTGGGCCGCGCAGGCCCGGACCGCCAGTGGACGGCTCCGGAGATTGGCGAGCAGGTCATCATGGTGGCCCCGTCGGGCGATCTGGCGCAGGCCGTCGTCGTCGGCTCGATCTACACCACCCAGCACCCCGCGCCGGGCACCAGCAAGGACATCAGCGCCACCGAGTGGCAGGATGGCGCCCGCGAGGAATACGACCGCCAGGCGCACACCTTCGGCCTGACGGTGCCGGCTGGTGGGCACATCCGCTTCACGATCGGCGGCACCACCTGGACGCTCACTGAGTCGGGCGCCGAGCTGGTCACGCAGAAACTCACCGTGCGCGGCGACGTCGAGATCACCGGAGCGATGGCCGTGCAGGGCGACACCACGGTCGCCGGCATCACGTCGCGTGGACACGACATCAGCAGCACGCACAAGCACACCAACTCTGGCGGCCCCGGTGTGGGCGGCGTGCCGGTTTGAGGGGCCCGACATGCTCGGCATGAACAGCACGACCGGCGCCGCGCTCAACGGCACGGATCACATCGTCCAATCCATCCGCGACATCATCACCACGCCGATCGGCAGCCGGGTGATGCTGCGCAACTACGGCTGCAAGGCGCCCGAGCTGGTCGACCGTCCGGTGAACGAGCTGTTCGACGTCGAGCTGAAATCCAGCATCGCGGAAGCACTGGCCCGCTGGGAGCCCCGCTTCACGCTGCGCCAGGTCGCGGTGGTGAGCCGCACCGCGCAAGGCCGGGTGATCATCTCGATCGAGGGCACAATACGGGCTGACGCAACCGAAGTCCGCATTGAGGGCATCACGCTGTGAGTACCAACCTGCTCGACCTGAACTCGCTGCCGGCGCCGCAGGTCGTTGAGCCGCTGTCGTTTGAGGCCCTGTTCCAGACCAAGCTGGGCACGCTGCTTGAGCTGATGCCGTCGTTCTCGGCCCTGCTCGAATCCGACCCCGCGATCAAGCTGCTCGAAGCCGGCGCCTACGACGAAATCAACCTGCGCCAGCGCATCAACGATGCGGCCCGCGCCCGCCTGCTGGCGTTCGCCACCGGCAGCGACCTCGACCAACTCGGGGCGTTCTACGGCGTCACCAGGCTGTCCGGCGAAACCGACGACGGCATGCGCACCCGCGTGCGCGAGGCGATCATGGGCCGATCGGCTGCCGGCACGGCCGCGCAGTACCGGTTCGCGGCGCTGTCGGTGAGCACCGAGGTGGCAGATGCCGCCGTGGATAGCCCGATCGGCGGCGTCGTGCGCGTCTCCGTGCTGTCATCGCTGGGCGACGGAACGCCCTCGCAGGCCCTGCTCGACCTGGTCGCCGCGTCGATCACCTCGACCAGCGTCCGTGCGCTCTGCCACACCGTGCAGGCGGTGGCTGCTGAGAGTGTCACGGTCAACATCACCGCCAACATCTGGCTGACGAAGACCGCCCCGCAGGCCGTGTTCGATGGGCTCGAAGCGAACCTGCGAGCGGTATTCGCCACGGTGTCCGGACTCGGACGCAACCTCGCCCCCAGCTGGATCATCAGCCAGCTGCAGCAAGGCGGCGTGCAGCGCGTGGAGCTGTCGGCCCCAACCAGCCAGGCCGTCGTCGCTGCGAACCAGTTCGTCCGGCTCGGCACCATCACCATGACGCTGGCCGGCCGTGACGAGTAAATCCCTGCTCCCCCCGAACTCGAGCGTCACAGAGCGCGCGCTGGAAACGGCGCTGCTGCCGGGGCTCGATGTGCTGACCGGCGTTTCGGCCGTCCGCACCGCGAAGGAGGATGTGCCCGACGGCTGGCCGTACTGGCTGGTCTGGGAATACGGGCTGGAGGAGCTGTTGCCCTACCTGGCAGACCCGCGCGTGGTGCTGTCGGAAGGGCTGAGGTGGCAGCGGGTGAAGGGCACCCCGCAGAGCCTGCACATCGCGCACGGCTGGATCGGCCTGCCGGACGCCTACATCGAGGAGCAGTCGGCGACCAGCCGGCACTGGTTCGAGTACCAGCTCGACCCGGGCCGCATCCCCAACCCGATCGAGCTGTCCAACCTGGTGGGCCTGTCGCGCCTGTCCGCACCGGTCGGAACGCGGCTGTCCCGGGTGTATCACGGGCTCGATCTGCGCCGCGCCATCTACGACGAGACGCGCTGGTCGGACGGCTCCCTGTACAGCTCGGAAAGCGGGGTCTGGGATCCTGACCTCGGGGTGATCCTGTCCTTCGGGCAGACGCACCAGTCGGTCTGCACGATCACGGTGCTGGACGGCGTGACGATCATCCTGATCCACAACCGCGCCTACAGCAGCACGACCTGGTACCTCGACCGCCTGCTCTGGGACAACGTGTCGTGGAGCGGCGACGACCCGATCCGCAACTACGTGATCGACCACGAGCGCGAGATCGACACGATCACGCCGGGTGTTGGCAGAAACATCCTGATTGCGGATGGCGGCATGGCCGGTGTCATCGCTGTGATGCTGGCAAACGGGCAGTGGACGGCTGGCGGCGGGCAGATCGCGGCCGGTGTGGGCACGTTCCAGCCCCAGGTGGCAAACGGGCAGTTCACGGCAAACGGCAAGCGGGCTGAGCTGCCGCAGTACCCGGTCGATCACGTCACGCAGGACTACACCACGCAGGCTCTTGGCTGGGGAGCGGTGCCGTGGGGCGCCCGCACCTGGACGCAGCCGGCATAATACGAATCGAATTTTGGAGATGATCCATGGCTGATTTTCTCGGCACCATCGACCCGGTAGCAGCGTGGGCAGATATCCCGCTGATGACTACGGATGCCGTGCTTTTGGGCGGCCCCGGTGGGCCCATGAATGAACACGCGCTGCAGCTCACGGCTCGCACGAAGTACCTGCGAGCTGCAGTCGATTTGTTGGCCGCGGCTGCCGCGGCGGCGACCGCCAAACTTTCAAATATCGTCACCACCGGCGATGGCTTCGGCGTTGTTGGAGATGGCATCGCAGATGACACGCTGGCACTACAAGCAGCCATCACGGCCACCCGGATGCAAGGCGGAACCAAGACGAAACTGCGCTGGCTAACCGGGACTTACAAGGTAACGGCCAGCCTTGTCCTCGGCTCCTATCAGTACATCGAGTTCGATCCAGGCGTCACCATCAACCTGGTGCCGGCGGTGAACCTTGAAACGACGAGCTTGTTCAGTGCTGGGAATCAAACGTCGATCACGATGATCGGGAATGGCTGCATTCTCAACGGAACTCGCGCCGGAGCCGTTGCAGAAGGCAATGCGGCGGCCTTCTTCTTCTACGGGACCAAGGGCGTTCATGTCCGCGGTTTCAACATCAGCAACTTCGCGACGGACGGCCTAACGCTGACCGGCGATACGTCCACTTCCGGCCCCTGCGAGAAGATTTCGATCAAGGACGTCAACGTCGACAATGCCCGCCGAAACGGCATGTCGGTGATCCACGCTAAGGGTGTGGTGATCGAAGGCGGTGTGATCAGCAACACGAATGGTGCGCCGTCTGGTCCTTACGCAGGGATCGATGTCGAGCCGAACGCCGGCATGACGATCGAGAATGTCCGGATCATCGGGGTCAATACCGTATCCAACCGGGGCGGCGGTATTGTGCTGGTGCCGCTCAATAGTGCATCGGCCGGCGTTGGTCGCTTCGAAGTAGAGGTCCTGGGTGGGCGCTCGCTGCTGGACGGTGACACCAATGGACGCTCAGGTCTTCGGATCGTTAACGGCACACTTCTTGCCAATAAGTGCCTTGGCTATGTGTCGGTCCAGGACTACGTGATCGAGAAGCCTTTCTGCAACGGAGTCGCCTTCAAGAACTGGGACGCTGACAAAGCGCCACAGGTCATCCTGCGCAATGTGACAGTGATCGATCCGGACTCCTCTGCAACGCTGACCGACAACAACTACAAGGTCGCCTTTCAGATCTACCACATGACGG